AAATGAAATGGTACAACGTAACGTTGACCACCTTTCAACTATCTTGCTTTACGAACCTGTAGAGGGTGACGATACGCCAAATGTAAAAGGAGCAGCAGACAGTAAAAAGACTACTCACGTTGCAGCAGTTACTACTGGCACAGATTACATAGCAGCAAACTAAATAGTTAATGGTTAGGAAAACAGTAATAGAAGTGTCAGCCCATTTAGAAACTCACGAAGCAGTTTGTACGGAACGGTGGTTAGAAACTATAAACCGTATTAAGCGATTAGAGATGTTTGTTATAGCTACCTTAGTCACTTTGCTTTTAAGCACTGGAGCAATTTTAACCGAACAATTATTTTAGGAGAGGGAATGGCTTTTCAAAAATTTCTATTTCGACCAGGAATTAACAAAGAAGGAACTGATTATAGTAATGAAGGCGGTTGGTCTGATGCTAATTTAATCCGTTTTAGAAAAAACTTACCTGAAAAAATAGGGGGTTGGGTTAAAAACAGTTTAAATTCTTACCAAGCCACAGGCAGAGCATTGCACGCATGGGTTGATTTACAAAGTACTAAATATTTAGGGCTTGGAACTACTTGGAAATATTACGTTAAAGAAGGAGATGTGTTTAACGATATAACTCCTATACGCTCGACTGATTTAAACGTTACAACTTTTGCAGCAACTAATGGTAGTGCTGTTATAACTGCAACAGATACTTCTCATGGAGCTGTTGTTAACGATTTTGTAACCATAAGCAATGCTGCTTCTTTAGGAGGCACTATTACTGCTGCCGTTTTAAATAAAGAACATCAAATAACAGGAGTTCCTTCTGATAATACTTATACCTTTACGGCTTCAGCAACAGCTAATAGTAGTGATACAGGTAATAGCGGGGGTGCAACAGACGCTGCTTATCAAATTAATGTTGGTCTTGATGTATATGTTCAAAGCACAGGGTGGGGATCTGGTTTATGGGGTGAGAGTACTTGGGGGAGCGCAAACGCTTTAAGTTCTAGTGATCAATTACGTTTGTGGTCTCATGATAATTTTGGAGAAGATTTAATTATAAACCCAAGGGCGGGAGGTCTTTTTTATTGGGACGAATCTTCAGGCGTAACTGACAGAGCAGTTGCTTTAGCTGATATCGCGGGGGCTAATCTTTGCCCTACTAAAGCTTTAACAGTTTTAGTTAGTGATATTGATAGACACGTTATAGCTTTTGGATCAGATCCTTTAAACACAGGAGGCACTGCTAGAACAGGGTCTTTAGACCCTATGTTTATTTGCTGGAGTGATCAAGAAAATGCAACAGAATGGGAACCTAAATCTACAAACACAGCGGGTTCTTTTAGACTATCTGCAGGTTCTTTAATTGTAGGCGCTACTCGAGCAAGACAAGAAACTTTAATTTGGACAGACACTTCTTTATATTCAATGACTTTTGTAGGACAACCGTTTACTTTTTCTGTTAATTTAGTAAACGAAGGGGTAGGGTTAATTGGACCTAATGCGCACATAAACACTCCTAAAGGCGTGTTTTGGATGGATAAAAAAGGTTTTTATAATTACAACGGTTCTTTAGCAGATATTCCATGTACTGTGCAAGAGTATGTATTTAGTGACATTAATGAAGGTCAAACGTATCAAGTTTTTGGTTTTTTAAATAAAGAATTCGATGAAGTAGGTTGGTTTTATTGCTCAAGTAGTTCTGACATAATTGATAGGTATGTCACTTTTAATTATGACGAACAAGTTTGGAGCATAGGACAGCTTACTCGTACAGCATGGCTTGATGAAGGTATTTTTAATGACCCTATCGCTGCTTTTAGTGAGTCTGATGTAGGCTACTTATACAACCATGAGTCAGGTAACGACGATGATGGATCCCCTATGGATAGTGTTTTTATTGAATCAGGTGATTTTGATATCGGAGAAGGCGAAGAATATCAGTTTATTAATGAAATAATTCCTGATATACAATTCACAGGGTCTGGAGATAACCAAACAATTAATGTGGTATTAAAGAAAAGAAATTACCCAGGAGAATCTTTAACTACTTCTTCAACTACTAACTGCACGGCTACTACAACAAAAATTCAAACTAGGATGAGAGCTCGACAAGCGGTGTTAAGAGTAGAGTCTGATGACGACGGAAACACTGATGTTCGAACGGGTGTTGGGTTTAGAATAGGAGCGACTCGTATGTCTTTACGACCTAACGGCAAAAGATAATGTCTAAACTTTTAGAAACTAAATTACCCATAGCTATTGGAGAAATTTCTCCTGAAACATTTAATAGATTAGTTAGGGTATTAGAATTAAGTTTAAATAAAGTAGATTTCGATGCTACACAAACAGTTAATTTTACGCAAAGAGATTCAAACAAGTTCAATGACGGAGACATTATTTGGAATAAAGTTAGTGAACAACTTCAACTTTGGACAGGAGAAAAATGGATAAATCTTTATGTAGGAACAGAAGAAGGAGTAGGAGCCGTTGGTGGTTTAGGAGTTCTAAGTGTTTCAACAAATGGAAATACAATAATAAACATAACAGCCCCGAACACAGGCTACAACACAGACACTTATTACACATGATAGATAGAAACAGACTAATAGAAGAATTAATTATGGACGAAGGGTACAAGACAGAAACTTACGAAGATCATTTAGGTTTTCTTACGTTAGGGGTGGGTCATTTAGTTTTGTCCATTGACCCTGAAATTAAACAACCTGTAGGAACTCCTGTAGCAGAAGAACGAATTAGAGAGTGTTTAAATAAAGACATAGATACCGTTTGCGAAGAACTAGATAGAAATATGTCATGGTGGCGGGGGCTTGATGGTGTACGACAAAGAGTTTTAGCAAACATGTGTTTTAATTTAGGTTATCCTAGGTTGAGTAAATTTGTTAAATTTATAGATGCTATGCAAAAAGGAGATTGGAAAAAAGCAAGTGAAGAAATGATGGATAGTAAGTGGGCTTCGCAAGTAGGAAGAAGAGCGATTAGGCTACAACAAATGGTAATACATGGAGAAAAATAATGCCAAGTAAAAAAACACATAAAACTAAAGACGGCAGAACAGCTAAAAAAGGTCTTTATTATAATATGAATAAAAGAAAAAAAGCAGGAACAAGCCGACCAGGAAAAGGAACTGTGTCTTCTAAAGCTTTAAAAAGGTCTGCGAGAACGGCTAAGAAGTAATGGCTACTAAGCGTAAGGAAAAACCTATACGACGCACTACGAGCGGAAAAGGGGCTAATTATCGCAAGACTAAATCGGGCGCGGGGATGACCGCTAAAGGTGTAAAAGCTTATAGAAAAAAGAATCCAGGATCTAAATTAAAAACAGCAGTAACAGGTAAAGTAAAAAAGGGCAGTAAGGCAGCAAAAAGGAGAAAATCTTATTGTGCACGATCAGCGGGGCAAATGAAGAAATTTCCTAAAGCAGCAAAAAATCCTAAATCAAGACTAAGACAAGCAAGAAAAAGATGGAAGTGTTAATATGAAAGGTGTAAATCATTATAAAAAAGACGGCTCTGTTCATAAAGGACAGATGCATAAAATGTCAAACGGTTCAGTACATACAGGTAAAGCTCACACTAAAAACAGTAAAGCATTATTTCATTATGGAGAACTAAATAACAAATCAAAAGCTAAAGCTAAAGCTTCTTGGGGAAAGAAGTAATAAATGGAGAACTCAACATGTATGAATATAGTTGTAAAGTTAAGAGAGTGGTGGACGGCGACACTGTGGATGTTGTTCTTAACCTTGGTTTTGATATCCTCTACGATTGTAGGGTTCGTTTGGGTGGGATTGATACTCCCGAGTCGAGGACTCGTGACTTGGATGAAAAAGCACGAGGTAAACTTGCCAAAAGTTTTCTTCAAGAATGTATTAAAGGGAAAAAAGTTGTATTGAAAACAAGACTAAAAGATTCAAGAGGAAAATTTGGTAGAATTATTGCAGAAGTTTGGGCAGAATTTGAAAAAGGCTCTATGCGTAATGTTAATGAATTAATGATAAAAGAATGCCACGCAGTAAAATACAACGCAGAAAATAAAGCTTTAGTTGTAGAAGCGCACATGGCAAATAGAGCAGTTTTAATAGAAAAAGGAATCTTTGTTCCTAAGGAGAAATAACATGAAAATAGGTGGATTATTAAAAAGTGTAGTAGGAGCCGTAGCCCCTACTCTTGGTACTGCACTAGGTGGACCAATGGGAGGCATGGCTGCTAAACTGATTTCAGAAGTATTAGGTGTTCCTAATACCCCCAAAGCTATTGATAAAGCTATACAAGAAGCTACTCCTGAACAACTTCTTGAACTTAAGAAAGCAGAACAATCATTTGAAATTCAAATGAAAGAACTTGAAGTAGATGTGTTTAAA